AAACTAATTTGAACTGCATCTTTAATCAATTTTTCAACAGGATCAAAGTCGCCTTTTTCAAGCAAATCTGCTGCTTTAAGAATAGCACGTTCTAATTCTTTTTGCTTGGTAAATCCTTCAAACTCTTCTAAAAACCATGCAGTATGGTCATCTGTCATGCCAGAAACAGGTTGAAAAGAATTATTTGTTGCAGCGTTAATCTGCTCAAATAGCGGCATAATCGTATGCTGTTCGCAATGTTCTTTAATAAAGTCAACAGCACCCTTTAAACTGCGGTCAAAGTTATTTGGATTAAAGATATTCTGTACCCGCACATAACTTTGCGGTTCACTGAGCATCATTTCAATGAATAATTTTTGTAGTGCTGCATCATATGTTTTGGACATCTAGTAATTATACCCTATCATCATTCTAATGTCAAAACCATTTTTTGGCATGTAGTTGAATTTTTAATTTATTAGTTTGAACGCTATCAAGAATACTGCGCATAGTAAACAACTGACCATACTTGGCAACAGCATCTGCTGTATCTTTAATACCGCTTTCCCAATCTGGAAACGCTACACCCCAACCATATTTTAATGCAGCCTCGACCATTGCCATGCCAGCTTTATCACGATCAGGCACAACAATGATATCACGGTCAAGTGTTTCAATAACTTGCGCTTGCACATCATTGATCTCATTCGAACAAATTGCAAGCGCACCAATAGCAACAGCATCAAGCAATCCCTCAACAACGATACAAAATTTTGCATCCTTGTGTTGACGGTCATATCCCCAAATCATATTACTTGGATAGTTAGAAAAATATTTTATTTTCTTTTTACCATCTTCAAACAACCGTCCACTAAAACCCATAGGTCTATTTTTCCAAGTAAATGGAACTAGCACACGGTTACGCAATGCTGCATCATCAGTCCAATAAAACTCATGCAACTTATCGCTGAACCCACGAGCATCAAGATAATTGATAACCATTTCAAGACTATTATAATCCGCTTCATTAATATACCCATCGTTTAACCAACTTGTGATAGGACGACCAGGACAAGGATCACGAGGCTCATAAGTTGGCAACTCACGAGGTTCAATTACTGTTGGTTCATAGCTTTCTTGACTGATTGCAAAAAGAGCAAGACGACCAATCTCATCTTCGCCCATGCCAAGCCAAGCCATCCAACGACGCATCTTATAAGAAAGACGACGACCAGGTTGCCAAGAAGCAGTATAATGACAATTAAAACAATGAGCCGTTATGCCGCCTTCTGGTGATGGCATAACGCCACCACGTCCACGAGTATCCGCTGTATGACCATTATGATGGCAGCAGACCGCATTGAAGCTTATCCAGCCGCTAGGCGTGGATTTGCGCTTCCATGGCAGATGCTGCATGATTTGGTCAGTAATTTCCATTAAACTAATATAACAGATTTATAACAATCTGTCAAGGACGATAATAGATATAATTCATTGCACCATTAGTCTGTGTAATTTTAAACCGAATAGCACGATATTTGCCTTGGAAATTAAAGTAGGTATTGCCAGTATAATTAGTAAGTGTTTGATATGATACAGTTGAATATGCATTGCTATCAATAGTAACAGCGCCATCCAAACTTGCTTGTAATTCAACATTACCAGTAAAAGCATTAGCTTGATACTGAACAGTTTGGTATACTGCCACACCACGCACATAATTAGATGTTAAAAAGCTACTTGTGTATGCGACATTCTTATATTGGGTATCACTATTATTCGTGTAAACAAATGCATTTGCCGAATAACTTGGAGTAAAAGTTGGATAAATTGCATCCAATATTCTTGCTTGACCTGCGGCATTATAATTGTCATCGGCAAACACAATCTCTTGCTGCCCTTCACCGTTAGTAATTACGATGCTGTAATTATATAAACCAGGATCAATATCATCTAGTACATTACCTTCAATAAGGCAAGTAGCAACGCCATCATAGGTATAAACTAGGTTTAAATTGCGTGTAAGCACTAATTCTTGATTGGTGATACTGATAAGGTTAAATAAAACTGTGCTTTGCAAAAGGCTCACAGGTTTTTGGTCGCTGTCTTTGATAACGAACTTGAATCTGTTATCTACACCTTTATAAATTTGAAGTGGCTTAGCGTAAAACAACTGATTCTCCCTATCAAGCGTTAGGTCACTGTTCTTGACAACGTTTATAATTTGTGGATATAAATAACCGTAAATTTGCTGCAACTTAATGGACCCTTTTGAATATTTATTATGATTTCACTTGAACAAATGCTTGAACAATATCCGTTCCTAACTTATATAAAATACCCTACTGCCGACTATATTGGCATTATTCAAAACCACGATGTAGATATTGTTTCAATGTATGCTTTTAATAAGCTACGAACCGAAGAAGACAAACGAGGGTTCTTAGAAGCAGCAGAAGTATGGTGGTGGGAATCGAATAGACTAATTCCTATTAACATATTCTTAAAAAATAACTGGGATAAGTTTCGTTACAGCACCGTAACCTTAACAACAAAAGATATTCGTGAACAACATGGACATATCGTTTCAATAGCCAAGCTAGCAGAACGCAGAACCAAACGTAGAGTTGTTCAGTTAGTTAAGCGTCTCAGTTAATCAATAATAATAATTCCTCAACACTTATTATACTTTTAGAACCTTTACTTGAATTTTTATTTGCTTCTAAAATCTGTAAGTTTGCTGTATGATTTACTACATTTATTGGCAAATTAGCATTCCACGCATCTAAAATACTTAATTTATGATCAACATGATATGTTTGCTGACCCAAATTATATCCTTGTTCCTTTGCCCATATCTGTGCTGCTTTTCTAACTTTTCTTGCATAATGACGATATTCTTTTGCAATTTCTGGTGTTATTAAACCAGATTTTTTTCTTCTAACATTCTTACTTTTTTCAATCGCATCTGGATTGTTTGCACATTTTTTCAAAAATATTTCTTTTGTTCTCTTCTTTCGTTCTATTGCTTCGGGCCGTTTCCATTGTTCTTTAACAAAATTAGAATGTTTTTTAATATATTCAGGACAATTTTGTGCAATTGGCAAACACGTATATTTTCCATGTGTGTTTATAATTGTAGCCAATTGACCACATCCATGATCACACAACTTTCCCTCTGGTATAGGGTCGTGTGTTTTTTTATGATATGAATACATTGCTGGATTATTGCTTATGTATTCACAATATTCACATTTTCGAGGATAATTTTGTTTAACCCAATTATCATAATTTTTACTTTTTGGCATAATATTATTTATGCTTACTTCAAAAAATCACACGCTTTTTTCGCAAAGTAGATTCATGTGAATCATAACCAATAATGCGTAGGAAAAACTATGCGATTTTTTGAAATGGTATCCGCCATCAACGGGTTTTACCCAAATCTCATCGGCTACTTCTCGCCATCGTTTTCCGATAAGATGTCGCTTTGATGGACGAATGATTGCCAATAACATAGCCAGCATATCCATTGTAGTAGGAAGATGTTGTTGTACGACATCAAAATGATTTGATAAATGAATAAGTTTGGCAACAAAATCCCTTTCTTTTAATAGTTCCCACCGAGGTTCACGGTTACAGAGTTCGTCAAGATGCTCGTTGCTGCGAACTGAATTATAAATATGAACGTTCAGTAGGTCTAGCTTCATATAGCCAAGTTCTTCGGCTTCATTATAATCAATATTACTCAATCCACTTAGCGGATTGAATGGAATAGGATTGACATAGACTCCAGTGTTGTGCTTGACAACAATACCGTCACGGTTTATAGACGCAGGTATATACTTGATAAGTTTCAAGACATCCTCACGGTTTCCAAAGTCTATGTCAATATCCATTATTTGACTCCCCAACGCAGAATAAACAATGCTGCATCTTCTTCATCATAAAATCTGATTCCCCAACGATTTTCTTGACCATTTCCAATAAACCATCTTGGACTTTCATCATCTGGTGGATTAGGCATATTCTCATCAAGCCATATTCCAACTTCAACAATATCATGATTCCATAAATCTTCGGAAAATTCAATATCAATATGACTCACGACCATCTCATTAAGAATAAGTTACGTTCTTCATCATTGACGAACCCTAATATCATACCCTTTTGTGACCAATTTGTCAAGGATTGTTCGCACCATTTTTTAATTTCTGATTCATTGCTAATATAAAATGCTACATCGGCAATAACAAGAATACTTTTATTTTTTATTAAATCTATGGTATAGATATCATCCGATAAATCACGAATATTTTTTAACGATGCATTTCCAACTATAAACCGCTGTGACACTAGAAACCTGCCTGTGCTAGGATATGACGAGTCATTTCTGTATCAGCAGCATAATCTTTTAACTTCTTTGTCCAAAATTCTGGATCAATCCAAGGCAATAATAACGTTACCTGTTCCTCAGAAAGTGAATCAAATTTATCAATGCCATTGTCACAGCAATAAATTGTCCAACAGCTAATGCGACCATTAAGAATATGCTGCACAAAACGATTAGCACTTACTTTCATAAAGTATTCATTTAATTCATTGCCAGTTTCTTCTGCCCATTCTTGCATAGTAATAATACTACGTTCTAGCGCATCGGTGCTGCTTTCTTGACGCAGCAATGTATAAAGATATTCTTCATATACTTTATCCTTACACCAGTTATCAATCTTAATCTGGTTCTTTAATACATAATCCATAAATTGTTTAACATTGATTGCACTGATTGCAACACAATGTCGCCCAAACTTTACAAATGCATTATAAAAGTTGTTACTGCAAAAATCATCATAGGTCTTTAACTTGGCACTGCCTTGTGTAAGTTCATAGAACCGTAGCCATGTTTGGAAACCAATTACTACGCCTTTCTCGCCACGCTGCAAGTCACGGCGCTTAGGCTCACACTGATGAACAGCCAATGTGCTTTCACGCACAAATCCTTGTCCACAATATTTGCATATGTGATCACCAGGTTTAAATTCTTTTCTTGCTTCAATAGCTATTTTACGCAATTCGTCCATCTTGTAATTATAACAGTTTTTGTGCTGCAGGAGTAATATAATATTTCCACGATGTCAAATCAAATCCACGAATAACTTCTTCGTGCAGTGGCAATTCACTTGGGTCATATGGCGGCGTGACTGTGCTAATTAGTTGATTATAATAATCAGGATAACTTCCAAACCAAATTTTAGGTATAGTAATAAAACTCGTTACTTTGTGGATGAATATATGATGAGGATGACCATACTCGCCTTTCTCATTGTGTGTTAGTATAATATCTGCGCCATCGCATACAGCACGTATCCACTGTTCTGCATCACCACTATTAAATCCAAGTTCGTTTTTCTTTACACTTTCCCATTTATCAGTCAAGCCAGCAAACATGGTAGGAATACCACGGCGTTTCCAAAATTGGGAAATCTCGTTACCACGAGGATCACTGCGTCGATAGGTAAGATAACATATCGTCCAATCCCAATCACGATGCTCCATAATGAATTGATAGGCAAAGATTGCGCAATCATCTGGATGAGCAACCATACATACTGCTTTCATATACGATCCTTTACAAATTCATCCCACGCTTTACGTTGATCTTTGTCAAGAAGTTTATAAGCACGAGGATGCACACTAGCAGTAAGCGTATTTTCTTGATGAACTTTTTTCCACCATACATTAAAGTTTGGTACATCATAATCTGCTAGATTAGCAACTTCAATTACTTGTTCACCGCTATACAAATCATCAAAGTTTCCACGTTTAGTTAACCACGCACTATAACAAAGAAATTCAGTTATACCATTTGTATGAAACTCACAATTGCTTTCAAACCAATTTATAAAGTCAGGTTCTTCATAAACCATTTCTCGCATTGTCTTAACATCGGCAAGAAATGGCACACCAGCAGGACTTAACCAATCAATGCGTGGTATATTATAATGCTTCTTAAGATATTCAATGCCACGATCCCAAAAATTATGTGGAATATCCCATATTGCAAAACGTGCACGGTTATACTGGTCAAAGATTTCACTCGTTTCAAAAGGACGAATAAACCATGTTTTGGCATCAAGTATCATGCACCATTTACTTTCTGCATGTGCAGTGCCAAGTATCTTACATACTTGTTGCGTATACCAACCATTCAGATGTGGTTGTGGATAATAACCAAACTCATTGCGATGAAATATACGAACTTTATAACCAAGATCGCCATACCAACTTACGTCAATATCGTCATGAGTTAACATATCATCATTTAATATAACATATATGTTTTGTATTTCATCACCAAAATAATAAGACATACTGTATGCTTGATGTTCAAGCAAATATAACTCATCACGATAAACAACAGTTAGCAAGTCCATGTTATTTTGTCATCTCATGTAGTGTTCGTGCATGTTGAAGTGAATCCATAACGGTTGCATCTTTGCTTTTGAACACTGGACCCCATTCTTGCCACCATGTAACCAAATCAATTATTTCAGATGTAAAGTTCAACATCAATTGTTGACCACCGAAGGTGTCATTTGTTTGTAGAGATGCTATTCTATAATCATTTGTTGATGAATTTTTAATCGTCATTTCATTGCCTCTTTAATTTCTTTATCGCTATACCCAAGTTCAACTAACATTGATTTATAATCAGTATCACTGATTTGAGTAGAAAGAAGTTCTGCTTCATCACTCTTAATATGCGGATATAATTCTAACATTTTCTGTGCTCGTTTGTTCTTAGCAATCTTGCTACTGTATGCCATCCATTCATGGCGATGCTTGCCCATGTTAGGAGAGACAGTAGTCAATAGCAGCCATTGTAATTTAGGATGCTTATTGATATCAAAGAAACGCTTGTTCACACGCTCGTTCATTGCTTGCAAATAATATTGCTGCAACTCTGGAATACCGTTGACTACACTGCCCCAACGCAACATAAGATAGGTAGAAAACTTCTTGCGTTCTTCATCGGTAAGTTCATCATAAAACTGTCGATTGCGCAAATCAAGCTGTGCCATTTCATAGCCAATGTCAAGTTTGTTAACCACCTATAAAATCCCGTTCTTCTTCTTTTTGCTTTTCTTGACTCATCTCGTAAATTATATACATTTGGTCAGCAAGGTCTTTAAGCGTAGGATTGGTTTCAGTAGCACGAAGAATTGCTAACCATCTTGCTTGACCAATGGGTAGACTAATGGTCCTATCGCTATCATAATCAAGAGTGCTGATACCGCTGTTTTGTGTTTTAACGTTTGCCATTTGTCATCGTTTCAGTTATTGTTTCTAATATTTCAAGGTTTATATGTTCAAGCATACTATTGGTCATACCGTCAGACAACTCTTGTATTGCATCAGGTTGTGCTTCTTTACTAATTTTATACAACACACGCAACTGATCTGCGGCATCTTTAAGCGTAGGATTTGTTTCCATTGCTTTAAGTATAGCCATCCATTCAAGATACTCATCAGTATAATAACGTTTTGGTATTGGTCCTAAAATGCTCATGGTAATATTATACTATACTATATTTTGGATGTCAATAGTCTCGCTTGCACGAGAGATTTCTTTAACAAAATAGGCACAAACTGGCTTTGGTCCATCGCTCAGTGGAATGCACAATAGTTGACCATTTTTAAGCTTTGGGAAATACCAACGCACATCCTGATAGACATCTTCAATTTCAATTGGCATAAAGGCTGCACGGAATGAACTTAATGGATTGAACGTAAATGCTTGGAATCCACGGTCATTAAGTTTTGTAAGTGGCAAGGCTTCTAAATCACCAATCTCTGCTTCGCCAATAAGAATACGCCAATTATATGGCATCATGATTCTGTGTTCACCAATCTTTAACACTAGTGCAGGATCATTAAAACTTTCTAAAAATACAAGTGGCAAGAAATAATAATCTGCTTCTGGTGGATTGCTATTATCTAAAACGCAGAAACGCAAATCATCGACTTGTTCTGGTAAATTATTCATTTCAAATACGGTATTATCAACTGTAAGTATACGAATGGTAATATCTCCTTAAACTAACTTAACTTTATATAAAATATTTTATATTGTCAAATAATAAATAATAATGTCAGCCACGATGCTTCCAACATCTGCTGACTCTATCGCTTTCAAGGAGCAACAGCATTGAATACTTATTCAACTGAATATTATGTGTATGCATATTTAAGAACAGATTATACTCCATACTATATTGGTAAAGGTAAAGGACGGCGGGCATTTCAACCGCACAAAAGACGAAATAATAACGATCTGTGTCCAAAAGATTCTTCTAAAATAATAATAATTGAAAAAAATTTGACAAATATCGGAGCGTGTGCAATAGAGCGACGACTGATTCGTTGGTATGGTAGAAAAAATAATGGAACTGGTATATTGCATAATTTAACAGATGGGGGTGATTCAGGTGGAAACGGAGGGTCGAACAAAAATAAACCTATGAGTGAAGAACAAAAAATAAAAATATCAAAATCTAAAAGAGGTGTTAAACGAGGATACAGCCCATTAAAAGGTAGAAAGATGGCTCCTCGTAAAAAAGAAAATAAAAATAAAGGATTATCTAATTCCTTAAAAGGAAAAAGTTGGTCGTTGATTGACGGTAAAAGAGTTTGGCAATAATTCTCACTGTCTTTCCTTAACAAAATTATAATATAGTTCGGCAATCGCAACCTGACCATCAGGGTGCGTATGATATCCAGGGTCTGCCCCTGTTAGTGGATGGCTATCGCAAAAAGCACCAAGTGCAAACTGTGGTGGCGCAAAATATTTTTGAGTAAACTCGTGAGGAAAATCTTCATTCCAACTTTTGTTTTTAATATATGTATTCCAAGGATTAAAAATAAATGGAATTTTAAGTGCGTCTAGTTTCCATAACCCACTAAACAAAACCCAATTATCTACTTGGCGTTTCCAATGCGCATCATAAAGAAATGCGGCATAGCCTTCCATTGCCATGCGTGTATGTTTGTCTACTTTAGCAATGCGATAATTGTGGTCATAGTTCTCAATTACTGAAAACATTGTTTCAGCAATCATGCGATAAGGATGAGCATCGCCGTAATTAAAGTTTTTTAAGCCATCTTCCCAACGATAACCATTGCGGTTTTCTTCCTTAGCACTGTGATTAGGAGAACCATCTTCAATCTTAATGAATTTCTCAACTGGAAATTCAATACGGTCTTCGGTAGTGCTTGCGATAAAAACCCAATCAGCTTTGGCAGCAATTGCTTCATCAATCTGTAATCGAATTACATTATTGCCAATTCCTTGACGAGCATATGATACCAATTCTGCGCCAAGTTTATTAGCAAGAACTTCGCTCCAATGAGTTCCCTTGTATTGGGGAAGATTACTAACTGCACTAAATGAACAACCGCATACTGCTATCTTCATTTATAAATACTCTTTTCTTGCGTAAATGGATAGTTGGCTTCTTTATAAAATTGTTTGCGTTTAGTAAGATGTCGCTTGGCAAATTTACAATCAGCAGTTAAGTCCCAGATTTGAACAAAGTCTTTGTCTTCTGCCTTACGAATGCCACGACCGATAGACTGAATGACACGAACGAATGACTTGCCAGGTTCAATAAGAACAAGATTAAAAATACGAGGAACATTAATGCCAACTGCAGCAACTCCATAAGTCGCAACAATGATTTTATCACTGACATTAGCAACTTCATCATAGTGTTCTTTACGTTTTGCATTTTTCATGTCTCCTTGGACAAACACACTATTGGGCAGTCTAGCAACAAGTTCTTCACCACATTCACGGCGGTCTACTAGCACAAGCGTGTTTCCTGTTTTAATAACTTCTTTAAGAAGGTTTGCCATATGGTCAAGACGGTCTTTATTAGTTGTTAAGTATTTTAATTCTTCTTGATAATTTCTAAAATCACTATGCTCAACTGTTTGCACAATGTTCACATGGCAATTAGAAAGCACACCACGTTCTTGAAGTTCGCTTGCAGTAAGTTGACTTATAACTTTGCCAATAGATACGAGAAGTGCTACTTGTTCAAACTTTTCTTTTGGAATAGTTCCAGTCAACCCCCAACGAATAGGAACTTCTGCAAACTCTGTTGTAAGCAATGCTTTGAGAACTTCTGCTTTTGCTTGGTGAACTTCATCGACGATAATTGCTGCAACATTAAGCATCGTGGTCCATTCATTGCCTGTGCCTTTGCTACTCTTATAAAGGCTATTAAGGCTCTGCCATGTGCAAATAGTATGTGTGCGACCTAATTCTTTGCGTTCACCAAAATAAACGCCAACATCTAGTCCAAGATTTTTATAATCTTCTTCTGTTTGTAACACAAGACTTTTGCTAGGCACAATAACAATAGAACGACCATATGGCTCAACCATAAGGCTTAACGCTGCAGTCATAATAGTTTTACCAGCGCCAGTAGCAACTTCTTGCACACACTGTGTATCGCCTAAAAATTGATTGATAATATCAATTTGATAATCTCGCAAGACAATAGGTTGTCCTGCATTTGGATGACCCTTTGGCCAAGTTCTGTTAGCAAATGTATTGCCATCTACTTGTGTAAATTCAAATGGTTCACGTGCTGCACGATGATCTTCTACTTCAAATTCCCAATTACGATCACTTAGGTATTCAATAATTTCAGGAAGTAGATTGATATAAGTAGAACCACCAAGTTGAAAATATGCAACCTTTCCATCCCATCGCCCTAACTTTACACTTGGTAAATGACGAGCATATGGAACTTCATACTTGAACTTTGCCACAAGCCTACGGCGAGTATCTACGTCAAGTCCTTCAAGTTTACAGTTTACTTCATCGTGAATAATAATTTTACATAACATTAAGTTTAATATAATACATTATTATAATAATTACAATAAAAAAGCAGCGATAACTCGCTGCTTATTTCTTAGGATGGATTTCTAAAACTCTTTGGTAGGTTATCTTTCCACCACCAAAACCATATTGCAAATCAACTAGACGTTTAGCACTTGCCTGATCATTTGCATTTACCGTGATACTGAATTGAAGTGTGGGGGTGTGGGGTCTAGTCACCACACCTTTTATTTCATATGTTTTCAATGCGCCCCATTCCTCATTACTGTTACTTCTGCAACACGCTGCCAACGGTTGCCAACGCTCTTCTTGAGGTCTGCCAACTTAAGAGCCGTGCGAAGTGACATCTCACGGAACTTACGAGCATTGACCTTCATGAACTCAAGAATTTCTTCTTGTGCGGCATCGTCAAAATCGTAATCACGGAATAATTCACCGCTCTTTGCGATTTGTTGAATACGAAGATATTTATCGTGTTCAGTGTCAAGGGTCAAATCAATATAGTGACAACGTGACTGCATAGCTTCAAGATGGTCTTGCAGTTTCTTAGAACGGATATGGTCAAATTTCAAGTTGGTGATAAAGATGACACCGCCTTTGAAATCAAAATGGTTTGGGATGCCTTGCTTGTTAAGCAGGTTGCTATCGGCATTCCAGTGAATAGTACGCCGTTTGCCGCTGTCAAGTGCTGCCTTGAGAATGTTGAGTGACAATTCGTCCATCAACACGCTGTCACAATCGTCAAACACCAACACGCAACCGCTGTCGCTATATTCATACAGCTTGGCATAGAGACCAAGTGCAGTCATGGCACCCTTGACAACTTGATATTTCTTGCGACCTGCGACTTCATCAATGACAGAAACTTCATTGAGACGCTTGTGAACACCATAAGATTTACCAACGCCAGGAGGACCAACGACGATCATAGCACGAACGTCACCTTCTTTGACAGCAGTGGTCATATCTTCAAGAATAGAAAACCGCTCTGCGATACGCTCAATGATTTGTTCATCGGTTTCTTTGGTCTTGGACGTAACAAGAGTTGGGGCCATTGTAGGTGCTTCCTCATTAGTATATTCAATTTGATGTGCGCCGTCAAGAACAATGCGGCAACGTTTACGATTAAATGGCACAGTTCCGTCAACTGAAATATAACCACCACGACCAACTTTGGTAAACGGGGTCAACATTGGAAAAACCATGTTTTCAACTGGCATGCCATTAAACGAACCAGACTTAACACGCACTGTAGTAGTCATCTGTCTTCTCCATCAACAGGTTATATTACAAATATATCACATATTTTGGGGTTGTCAAGGGTTTTTTTAATTTTTTAGCCCGTCCCGAAGCCCAATATCTTCGCATTCCGTAGGAAATTTTACCCACATTTCACGGATAAGTTCTGTGGTTTTTGCCTTAATACCAGGAATTTCAGCAATTTCACTGAGAAGGAAAATCTCTTCAAGATACGTGGAAAAAGACCAAGTTTCTCTGACCATTTTGCTCTCCATCAATTGACTATAACTTAATATAACACAGATTTAAGGCTTGTCAAGCATTATTTTTAAGGTATTTTCTGTCAATTTTTTGACATATAAAGGAAATAATAAGTATGTTTATGGCTGTAAAAATATCAAGAGCGTTAATATCATTAGACAACAATAAAGATTTTTCTATGCCAAAAGAGATAGCCGAAGCCGCTGACGAATATTCTGGTGAGTTTGAAGCAGAATTGCTAAAACAAGATAAAATTATAGCATTTACACTTGAATATTTTAATAACTCAGGTAGTAAGAAAGTAAAAAATTATTTTTTTGAAAATACAGAATCAGCAATCGCATTTCTTTTAACTATTTTAAGTGAAAGAAATTATATAGAATCACACTTAAGTCATTTAAAATTTCAATTAGATAATGATGTTAGAATAGAATGGACAGTTGATTTCAACTATCCACTTTAACATAATTTTCACGAGGATAACGCTCACGATAGTGACGTTCGCCTGGTTCTAAGCTGCGAGTCAATTCTACATAATCTGGGTTCTTACTATGTAACCACGCTTCGTGATCAAATCGCCAGTGTGGATTTGTTGGGTGCGCTTTGAATTGGGTAAAGGCACGGTTAAGTTTATCTTCTGGATGAAATAACGGATCAAGAGTTGCAATATAGTCACTCTTTGCCCACCAGAAATTACCAGCAAAATGTGGCCATGGTTCGGTATTATAATTTGTACCGACTACTTGCGCACCTTCATCAAGTGCTTCAACATTATCTCGCCACTGTTCAATCGTTGCCCAATTCATAAAATCACGCCAGTCACCTACATTAGGGTCGCCCCAACGTAGTAAACCTTTAAGATGAATATAGCAGATATAATATGGTGTCTTGCCAAGTGTAGGATTATTAATGCCGTTTTCTTTTGCTTGTTGATGCATATATGTTAGTGTAGGCCATTCGTGAAGTGCTGCATCTTTATTAACATTAATAAGTTTAGTTTTCTTTTTTAGTTTGCTTGCGTTCTTTTGTTGATCCCAAGCTTCAAATGTCCAAGGTTGACCATTCATACAGATATTGATTTCACTAGCAGCTTTTTCTAATCCAGACTTTTCAATTAAGTCCCATTGTTGGTCCATTACTTGGTTCCAACCGCCTAGTTCATTTACGTGCCAGAAAATCTTGATATCAGTCATAATAACCCTTGTTGTTGATGGTGGACCGCCAGGGAATCAAACCCTGACCTTCGCCGTGCAAAGGCGACGTGCTCTCATTATCACTAGCAGCCCATCTTTCTATTATATATGATTTTATGTAAGGGTCAATATCTTTTTTATAAGACGAATGATGATACATTTTGTGGTGATTTGGACATAGACACACAAGATTTTTTGGATCATTATTATTATGATTTTCATCTATATGGTGAATATCCACAATCTTGTCAAAACCACACACAATACATTGGTGTGCGTGATGACGAAGTGCTACAGTTCTATACTTTGCAACTTCATCACCGTGATATTTTTCTGCTTTTGTTTTACCACCAACAGAGTTAGAACAAGACCTACTGCAATAATATTTTTCTTTTAATGGAAATTGTTTTTCTCTCTCATTTACAAAAAATTCATTACCACAACAATCACACACCACTTCAAAATTTTTATAATTTCCTAATTCATTATTAAATCGTAATTCTTGCGCCTGCTTAAGATTTGAATATGTTTCTAATCTTGTTGGATTATTTTTGCAATGTCTGCTATGGTTTGCTTTTTCCGTAGTCCTAATATATTCAAAATCATTATTACAATGTTTACACTTCCACATGGAGAACTCCTATATTGCATTTATTTATGCAAATTGTTTAATCTCCATAAATTATTGTCAATAAAAAACCCCCACTGTGTGAGGGTTTTTAACCGCATAACTCCTGAAAGTTATGGACTACTACTACGAATAGTAGCAGGGGGTAAGCTAGTTAAGGGATACTAAACTCTGCATCTAGTCCCATAACTATTTAGTAGTGTACTTTCATGCCATTAAAATTATGGTTTTTTGGGTGACCATATCCACGATCCCAAAGATAGTGGCGATATTCAATTTCACGAAGGTCGCTTGCGCCTTCCATGAACTTTTCAAATCTGCGTTGCATTAATTCGTCATGTGATGGAAAGAGGTTCTTTAAAATTTGTTTAATCTTTTTCATTGTTATCTCCTTGCATTGCAATAATACTTATTATAATATATGTTGCAGCGCAACAAAAAACAAGGGATTTTTAGGAAACTCTGGTATGCATTAAATTCATAGCGAAAGTATAGATTGAGAACGGTCAATCCACTCAAGCATCAAATCACTTTCGCTAAAATTATCTATACCATCTAATCTAGCATCAAGGCAATAGGGAAGTCTGCCTGTTTCTTTTAACTCATAGAGACTGCTATATAAACGTGGTTCATCACTTGACTTATATACTGCAGCACGCAACCAACCACTTTCTTTGTCTAATTGAAAATTTGCACTACGGCAATCAAATCCTGCACTTGCTAGCTGAACAATTAAACTGCTCATTGTATAAACATGATACATACCACTTACCATGTTAACATTTACCGTATTATGTTCTATGTGACTGTTTATTGAAAGCTTATATGGCATTTCAACAATTAATAAACCATCTTGTCTCAATAATTTGTGCCAATGAAAAAGAGTTCCAATAGGATTTAACGCATAGTGTAGCGCATCATGGCACCAAATAATATCTTGTTGTGGCAATTGAACCGTTGAAAAATCTTCAAAAATCCAATGCATTCCACTATTAGCAGTTTTTAACCCAAAAGGCGGTGCTATTTCAACAGCAGTAACATTAAAATTATATTTGCGACCATCGCTATTTTCAAGTGTTGCCCACCAAACCGCATCATATCCCATACCAGCACCCATAACAGCTATATTGTTAATTCCTGAAAGGTAATCATCTAGCTGTGCAAGGTAGTTTAAAGTTTTAAGACTATGTTGATGGCTTTCTTCTGGTGTCATTGGTTTTTCCATTAAATATTGCTATACATTATATATTAGGATATTATAGTCAAATGAAATTATTAATCACAGGCGGTAACGGTTATATCGGCAAATATCTTGTTAAGTATTATACAGAATATGGACATCATGTGCTATCACCGAGTAGCAGTGAACTTGATTTAACGGATTTAACAGCTACTACAAATTATATGACATCCAATCCTGTTGACACCGTAATCAACTGTGCATTTTATGGTCGTGAAATGATCCATAACCCAGATGATACTTTCTTAAGAAAAAATTTACACATGTTTAATAATTTACTTAACCAACGCACATACAAAAAGTTTATTCATTTAGGCAGTGGTTATGAATATGATAGCGAACGCAATATAGATTTTGCAGATGAAGATGATATAATTTATGTGCAGCCTAAATTACCATATTCTGCAATTAAACATTCGCAAGCCATAGATTTACTTGAACGAGATAATTGCTATAATATACGACTATTTGGATTGGCACACTATAGTGAACCGCCTAACAGATTCTTTCAACGGCTATTAAATGATGATAAAGTAATAATCAGTGAAGATCGTAAGCATGATTTTTTTAATTTAGAAGATGTACCAACTGTCATTGATCTGGTTTTGAATAATCAAATGCGCCACAAAGCAATCAACTGTGTATATGAAAACAAGTATACATTAAGTCAACAAGCAAAAATATTTTGTGATATTAAAGGTTTAGACTATAATAAAGTTGTTGTAGAAGGTTCAAGTAGCAGAGGTTATACTGGCAGTAATTTACGAATTAAAGAGTATAACTTACCGCTACTTGGTTTAGAGTTAGCAATGCTAGGGTATTAATTTACGTAGCATTGCAGAATAATCAGCAAGAACGCTCTCAGCACTATAATCACGATATAGTTTTTCAAGCGGAGCCGTGCCCTGTGCAATGATTTCACGGATGCTCTTATCTTCAATGAAGATACTTGGTTTAACATTCCAGAAATTACGGAACTGATGGCTCTTAGTCATGGCAATAGGACGGCGAGCAGCAAGAGCATAGTCAGGTGAA